GGTGCGTGGCAGCATATTGTAGGAGTTAAGTCCATAGACTATCTCTTGCTTTAATAAGTCGGATCATCATGGCTTCATCTTCTGCTTCATAAGCCGCTTCAATTTCCTGTAGCAGTGCATGAGACTTATCGCTCATGGCTTCAAGTTCGGGACTTCTATCACCACTAAAACTCAACTTGCCACCATTGGCTATTCTGCTGGCTTCACAGTACTCTGTCCAGCCGCTGGCATCATATGGATCAGGCCGATTTGGATAGGTCACAGTCCACCATGTGTAAAGTTCTTTTATTTCCCGGGCACGTTCTGCTTGTGATGTGGGCTTACCATAGTTGGCATCAGTTTCTTCCACACCCCAATCTGAACCCATGGTCAATGTCATGGCCCAGTCGAGATGGTCAAGGCCTGCTTGGGGACAACGCCAAGTTCTCCAACGCCACCATCCACTGGCCCAGAAGGGAGGATTGTACTTGGCACGGGCGTCTTTATCACCCCAGGCAATGTGACTCCATGCTGATTCTATCTCAACAAAATCCACCAGCTCATTGAATAAGCAAGGCAAAAAGCGGTTCCCCACATCCCGCCATTGACCCGGCTTAATATCCCGGGGATGAGCGGTAAGACTATTAGTGCGAGTAACCCAACGGTTGTTAATGTAGTACTTGATATCATATAGAGTCCTTACAGGCCAAGTTACAAAATCTTGAATATGTCCCAGTGCTTCTTCCGCTAGCCAGTAGCGGAAGTTGTGTTTCATTTGAGCAGTAGTGTTCCAGTCGTCCCATTCTTCAGATGTACCAGCACTGAGTTTTTTAGTGCCGCGAATCCAGTCTGCAAAAGGAGTACAACTCCAATAGTTAGTGTGCTGTGCCATCTTGTACCTTATTCATTGAATGTATGCTGTTTAACGGCGCTGTGTACACCGCAAACTGTGTTGCCTCATGCAGGTTGGAGAAATACCGTGTTGTCAAAGTACCTCCCACCATATAATACCTAACTTCCCACATTATTTCCTATCCCCGAACAAGTGCAACAAGTTGATAAACAAGTTGATAAAATCCATGTACAAAGTCAATGCTCCACGAATTTCCACAGCATCGTTGGTATCGTAACTGACTTCTTCTCGAATCTTTTGTGTGTCGTATGCGGTCAATCCTAGGAATATGATAATTGCTAGAGCAGAGATCACCATCTGCATTACCGTTGAACCAATAAAGATATTCACAATACTGGCAATCACAATAGCAATTAGTCCCACAAACATGAACTTGCCTAAACTGTCAAGACTCTGTTTGGTAAAATAACCATACCCACTCATTACACCAAACAAGATAGCCGCACCCATAAAGGCACTGACAATTGACCCCATGGTGAACACAGCAAAGATGGTGGCAAAACTCAGTCCCATCAGCGCCGCAAAGCCATGCAAGCATAACTGTGCCACGCCTTTACTAGGATTAGTGGCCAATACCATACTGACTCCAAAGATTGCCGCTAGCGGAGCAAATATCACAATCCACTTCAGCACACCGGTAAAAAAGAATTCCAGCAACTCCGGGCTGGTGCCCACAAAGTAACTGACCACCATGGACATAACAACAGCCAAACTCATGTGCCCATACACACGTGCCATTGCTGAGTTGATTTCGCTGGCAGAACGATATGACATTCCACCTGTATAAGTTGTTCCAAACATTTTATTCTCCTTTAATAAATTGCGCCAATTCAGGCGACTTCCAACCAACGGGTTTCAAAACTTTACCATCTTCACGTTTACGTACTTTGCCAGTTGCATGATCAATCTTGGCAAAGTTTGTCTGCATTACTTCTTTCCACGCACCTTCAGCATCTGCACCCATGCTATGGACAGCACCAATAGTAACAACTAATATATCAATCAGTGCATCTAATTGCTCTACCCGATCATCGGATAAAGTGGCTTCTAACAATTCTTGATGTTCTTCACTGATAAGTTTAACATACATTGCATACTGTAGTTCATTAAATGAGTCTACAGTTTGATCGCAAGCCCGCATAAATTTTTCTTGGTCTCTAAACGGATTCATATTATGCCATCCTATCTACGTTTTGGCCCGGACGATTTAGTTGCCGGTTAATTTCCATGCGTCTGGCTTCGTTGGCTTTGAGATCTTCTCGAACTCTTAGTTCTTCAACACGCTGTGCTTCGTGTCGTTTATCTAAATTATTAATTGACATCTGTCTATACATTTCATTATTGTATTCTGTGATTCTACTAACTGTCATAATTTTTCTCCTATTTCAAAGCCCCTGAATCTGAGGAACCTGGGGAACCGCAAACTAAACGATCCGTCTTGATTTTGTGTGACTGCGTCTGCTCGCACTTCCACAATCTGTCCAACGACTTCACTACCTGCACTCCAAAAAGTATCACGATCATTATCACTAAAACCACTACCCACATTGACCATAATTGATTTACCGTCGTCCACGCCCTTGCAGACCAATGCCCCAAGACGTCCGACATTTCTTCCAGTACCTTCTTCCAGCGACTTGACCTCAAGACTAACTTCGATAAACGGCTTGAGCTTGAGCCAAGCAACACTTCTTTTACATTCATATTGTGCCTCTGGATCCTTAATCATAATACCTTCGTAACCACCTGCAACTGCCTTTTGATTAATTTCTTTAAAACGTACTTGGCCGGCTTCCGTATCTAAATCAACAAGTTCGTGCCCCACAACTGCCACGTTAGGTAACAGGTCTTTATATGTTTTATGCCAATAATAAATCATATCACTTCGAGCAGCTTGATCTTTATTCCAAAAACCTTTTTCAAAATCCTCTAAGGGTAACACATCAAACAAATTAAGAACAGCATCACCTGCTGCTACATTGTCTTTACGATGCACTTGTTTCATTAAGTCTTGAAAACTGCTGCTCATAATCTCGCCGTCTAGTACAACATCTATATTTTTGTCAGTGCCGTGTGTTTTCACCACATTACTGAGTTGTTCTACAATGTGTGGGAAATTAGCAAGCTCTTTGCCATTGCGACTAAACATATCCACACGACCGTCACTACGTACAATAGTGATAACCCTAACGCCATCCAGTTTAACTTCGATAAGTTTCTTCCCTGCCACTTTAGATTCATGATTTGCACTATCATGAGCAAGCTGACAACCAAAAACAGGAATAGCATAATCAGCATATTTCTTCTCCACCACTTTGTTGATTGTTTTTTCACTAACACCGCAACGCAGATCTTTGATCAGTATGCGTCGATACCATCCATTCCATTCTGCCTTGGTGGCAGATGCCATCATCTTAGCAACAGTGTCACGGGCAAGGTTGCCGGTGAGTTCACGATTAACGAAACCAGTAATAATGAGACTAAAACTATCCCAATCCAAGCCATCACCATCTTCATCTTTTTTCTCCGGTATTTGTTTAAGTCCAAATGTAATCATAGGGTCTAATGCAAGTCGGCAACCCGCAAAGAATTCGTTATTGCCTTCCTGGGCAATAACTTCAATAATGGCTTCTTTGTTTAAACGACTTGGATGGCACTCCAAGTCCCAAATGTGGCTAGCGCAACGACTCATTTCAACTCCGTTAATTAACTGTTAATGTATGTATTATACAGTGTAGTTATCAGTATGTCAAGTGTGTTGATGTCTTAAATGGCTTACCTACTTCAGCATATTCCAATTGTTTCATAATTTTGTGTTTCATTTGGCAAACTTTTGGATGAGCATGATCGTACTCAAATGCTTTCATAAAGCGGCCCCAACCATTTGGTCTAGCACGTTTTGGAACACGACTGTCCAAATACGTGCTGATAGCTGTGGTGTCAAAACCAAATTTATCAATCAGTTCCTGTGCTAGATTAAAAGAATGGGCTCCCATTTCGTCTCGGTGTCCATAGTACTCTTGCTCTCTGCGATCCTTGGCATAGTATGCAGTGCTTTCGTATCCAGGAATATCTTTGAAATTTCTAGCACGATATTGACGAGTATGAATGATTTCGTGAAGCACAGTGTCTGCAAAAACTGTGCAAATTCGACCCCATCTGTACTCACTGGTTTTCATAGTTTGTGCATCGGGCGGACAGGCCAGTTGTATTTCAATAAATCTTTTATTTCCAGCGTTATCCAAATAGCTGTGGTAAGCGCCACCAATCCAGATTTCACCTTTGCGTACAGGTGCAAATCGACTGGTTGTTACCTTTACGGGTAACAGTGTTTTGATGTGCTTGCTCACAAGGCTGGTGAACTGACCAATGGTGAGGCGTTTATCCACAATCTCGGGTTTGAGATTGTGGAGCATTGAATACAGCATATCTCGATCCAACAAAGACCAGTTAAACGCCTTACGGGCCATGGCACACTCCTATACATACGTATTTATAGTGTAC